CCCAGAATGGCTGCCAAACCATCCCAGTTTCTTCCTAGACCGACCGCCTCTATCGGGCATCCGGCAGGGGATTTTGGCCGCCCTGACGTTGCCACTGTTGCTTAGGCCGATTTGGTCGATCGAAGTCTAATACACTTTGGCGATCAGAGACGCCCAAAGTCTTATAGTGGACAAGCGTCAAACGAGGGTCGGGTCTGGCAGGATTTAATTCCACGCCAGGAACCACGACCCCCCTTCCAGCCCGGGGTTGAACAAGACCCCTAGACTGGACAAGAAAATGATTACCCTTTCCCCCACCGAGTAACCACCCAGGTGATTGCTCACCGGGCGGGTTATGGCACAAGATTGGTGGCATGTACCCGAACCCGAGACGACGAACCAAATCATACATCTTCCACAACATTCCAAACCTTAGGAGTGTTTCATCCTTCAAGGTGGCTTGCCATGTGACGGTGCAGACCGGTCCATCGAACAGGTCACCCAGCTTAACCCATGGGTCAAGGGCCACGGTAAAGTACCAATGACAATACCTGGTCCACTGAGAGACCCAACTGCGAAGGGTTGTGTATTCCTGAAAGGTATCAACCTTAGGGGTTACAAACAACTCTTCCGGGGCCCGCCTTAAATCCTTCGGCCGTAAGTGATCTGTTAGTTTCTTCCAGACCACCTGCCTAAGATAAGGGTTCAGCGGTAGGCCTCCTCCCAACCAGAGCTCCAATGTCCCCGGTCCAAGAAGGGCCGCCATGTGCATAGATGACAGCCGAGCCAGTCTAACATTAAACTGGTCCGGACGGTCAAACTTTGCCAATTGCTTAAAACCACACCCCCCAATCCGAGCTAAGGTGCTTAGCCTTTTGCTTTTATAGCGAAGACCAAGAGCCAAAAGCCCAAACGGGTTGTAGAAGTTTAAGAAAGCGCGAACAGAGACAGGACTCAGGTCCTTCGTCAAGTTGCGTACTCGCAATCGTTTTGCAAACTCCGCTGCACCAGTGTCGGATATCAATGACTTTTGGTAAGAGATACCAACATTGATACGAGACAGAGTTTGCTCATACATGGCTGCGACCTTACGGTCAGCAATGACCACGTCGTCACCAAGTATCCCATACCGGGTGAACTTAACTCCAGGGTATACCTGTTCTGCACACCACCACACCATAGCGTGGTGGGATAGTGAGAAGAGAGGCCACGAAGAGTAGTACCCCAAAGGTTGGCCGCATACAAAGGATACTGTCGACCCCGGCCGCCTAACAAAAGGCACCTCAAAGAGGTTCAAGGCCAACGCCGACCGTACAGATGAAGCGAACGACCTATCAAAGAGGCATTGCAAGACCTCAAACATCGTCTGCAAAGGCCATCGGTCTGTTGCAGATTTCAAGTCAAAGGAAAAGCAATTGACTTCGCCCACTAAGAGATCCAAAGGTTGCTCTTGGTTAAAAGTGCCATCGGTTGGTATCCGGCGTAGAACAGCCATCAACCAATCGTGCACGGGCTTCAACAACCGTTGGTTAACGTAGTTACCAATGGCGAATATTCTCCGTTTTCCCCCACCCTCAACCGACTGACCCAAACGACCACAAATTGGGGGTTCCTTGAGCTGGTGGTATGTCGGTAGCTGAGGACCAGCGACTGCCTCGAACTCGGTGAGACACCAGTTCGTTAAAGCAGTACTACCTGGATCAAAAGCATACCTAGTACACGCCGGCCAAAGGACTCCTTGTGACCAGTGACCCTCTGATACATGAACACGCTCCATTAAGAATGAGAACGCGTTCATCTCAAATAAGAGTGCGGGAAAGCACGAGATGACCCTAGGGCCGATCTTAAGCTTTTCCACCAAGACCTCCTTCATCAACTGATTCACTCTCCAATGAGTGGGTAGAGACTTCCAAGTCGGCTCCCACGAGATCCCCTGATGAAGAGGGATCTCGGAGACAAAGGGTATATACCGCCGGAACAGAGCTGCGAGTCCGTCTCGAAACTCAGAGCACCATTCTGAGGCGGCATCCAGATCTGTCGGCTCAACTATACTTTTGAATGTGGATTTGTATGAAACCTTCTTTGCCAATTTAATGATTCTATTAAGGGTAAAGAAGGATAAGTACAGTTTAACCAACTCGTCTGACTCGGCATCCCGACGCATTATTTTCTTTCTATGAAATGCGGGGATAATCCGAGGGTACCCAGAGCGGTTGAGAGATACAGGGACTGGCAGCTGCTCATGGGGTCGTTTTATGCCCGCATAAGCAGATTGAAGGGACGCTGCACACTGCTTTAAATACAAGGCAGTGAACAGCAGCCCCGACTTCCTAACCAGTCGATGTACTTCACGACTAAACAGGTAGAGAGCGATGCAAGTTTCCTTGCTTAGCTTGTCCTGAACCATGAGCAGCACCTTTGTTAAAAGGCTGCGCATGGTCCGCGGGTCTTCCAAAACCCGCTGCCACTTAATGGGCACGATGCGGGAGCAACTGTCAAATAGCGTATGCAATGACGAAGAGAACATGACGACCCACTGAACAGTCCAAACAAAGAGAGAAGATAAGATATCGACTCCCTTTAGATCGGTGCTGTCCGGCGGTCGCCAGCTCACCCTAGTCAAGGCATATAGCCTTAGATGACAGGAGCTCCCCCACCGCGCACATTAAGACTCACCTAATTGGACCCCCTCATGGAGGGACCAAGGGGTGGCACTTCTAGCTAAAGGTCAAGGACCTGTTAGAGTCATCACTCTAACGGGTACAAGATCAGGTTACCAGTGCCATATCATGCTTTCGCACAACCGGCCCTGGCGCCTGTTGGAAGGGGTGGGAGACCACCTGCGACTTACATGAAATAAATCCATGAAAGGCGATCAGACACCCTCAAGGGTTGCTAACCCTTGACGTCCTTTACCTCTCGGTAAGGGG